TTTGAAATTATCCGCAATTCAGATTCTTGTATTTGATTTTTGACTTTATCAAATCTGTCAAGATAATTGTATTTTATTTCATTCATCTCTTTTGTTGTTCTGATTTTTATCCGTTTTTATTCCATAGAAAAATTCACATTTAAAACTTTCTATTTTATTTGAAATTGGTAAAAAGAAAGAATAAGACTGTGCTATCTTGTCGGGAATACAGACATACCTATAACATTTATCTTTCATTACACAATTTACATTTGAACATTTTGTTATATCAGGCATTTGAAATGATTATTAAATAATAAAAATAAGATTTATTAAACTTGTCCGTATTTCCTGAAATCTTTACAAAGTCATTTAATGAAATTTCTTGCTTAATCTTTTTAAAATCAGAATCAACGAAAGTAATTTTTTTATTCTGATAACTTACTACTGCGATCCAGTGTATCTGATTATCAATTATCGTAATTGCTACGCTACCGGACTGTAATAATTTACTTATCTTATTTTTATAAGTCAAACTATTTTCAGTATAATACGATTCACATTTATATCCAAGTTTATTCAACGCTTTTACAATCCCTGTTTCATTCGTTCCGTTCATTGTAGTACCCGCAATACGTCTGACATACTTCTCTGACGGTACTTGCCCGCCTAAAGCACTGATACAATTCCTTATTGCTGAAGCTCCGCAGGAATATCTTGTTTCTTGTGAGTATGCTTTCATTCAATTACTCCTCACATTATAATTTGCAAGTATCCGTTTATTTTGAAAATCAAATTCATTCTTAAATAGCTCAACTGTTGCGAATCCTAAATTCCATTGATTAATAGGTAAGTATCTCGGCTTCAATCCGCATAGGCATCCGATTGCAAAATTAACAAACTCACCGCCGTCTAAGTCTCGCCCTGAGTGAGATTGTGTTTTATGAAAGTTACCAAATGCACAGTTATCATTTGTCTTTAATAACATTGTCCGTGCAATGTTAATACCGCCTCTGCATCCTGCCTCGTTGCCGTGTAACAAATGAAGTGATCCGACTTTTAAACAAGTCCCGTTTTCAACAAACTGTATGCTTAAATTATGAAAGTCTAATTCTGTTTTAAATAGCATTGTTTCCAATCCTGCAATTGCCGGAGCGTGTTGAAAAATATATCTTGCTAATCTGATTTCATGATTGCCTTCATAATAAATAATTTGAGCATTACGGAACTTACTTCTTAAATAAGTTAAAAATTCTCTGCATATTTTTAACTCATCTCTAATGCCCGGCAGATTAGGATTTTTAGCAAACGAACTAAGCGAATAAAAATCCATCATATCACCGAGTAATATTATTGTATCAATATTATCTTTGTAATTAATTGCTGTTGTTAATGCTTTTTTATCGTGATATGGAAAATGTGTATCTGAAATAATCAGAATGTTTTTAGCATTGCTGACTTTGAAAGGCTTTAAAGGAAGTTCAATTATTCCTTCAGGAATATTAAATTTATTGTTGCCAGTGGATGTATTGAGTGACATAAAGGCGAATCGTGTTAAATTTATAAAAAGGATATTTAAGTTTTAACTGCGATGCTATTTGATGAATCGTACTGTCTTTATACTTCTTTAAATAAATTGGAATATCTTTATCAATCTTTTTTTTATTTTCTGTGTTCGGGTTACATAAATTATATTCTTTTCGTAATAAATTTATAGTCCGTCTCACAGAATCATATTTCAGATTTTTAAAACATTTCTTGACTTTGGGATTACTTGCAATATCATAATCAGGAGCTGAAATATTATCTTTAATTATCTTAAGAATAATATTTTTCGCTTCATTCGTCATTTTTCAAATGTCTGAATTTACCTGCAATGTTTGAAATTATCCGCAATTCAGATTCTTGTATTTGATTTTTGACTTTATCAAATCTGTCAAGATAATTGTATTTTATTTCATTCATCTCTTTTGTTGTTCTGATTTGATTTTCAATATTAGATTTTTGATTTTCATCATTAACCCTGATAAGTCTTATAAGAAAATAACCTACTACCGATGTTAACAGTGTAGTAATGCCTGATAAGATTGTGATAGTCACCACTGTATTATCCAATTTTTTAATAGGAGTTTTGATTCATTAATAACATTTATTTTTCTCCTTTTATTTATAAATTTTATTTTAATTCGTCTATTTGGGAAACGAATGTATTACTATTTATCTTTTGCCATTACAACTGAATCATTTTTTGTTTCAACTGATACAGGATTAATGAACTTTCTAATGTTTGAAAGTATCACCTGGAATGTTAAGCCAATAAAGAAAGCTGATCCCTTCCCTTGCTCAAAGTCAATTCCAATACTTTTAAACAGTCCTGAATCTTCTCCGGCTAAACTGATAACTACCATTGTTACCAATACCCCTGCTGTGATATAGAACATATTAATATTGAAATATGACTTTACAGTTTCTAACAATGTCAGGTTAGGGGTTGACTTCTGTAAGTTTGTAAGATCAAGCAGAATATATACCGCTATTCCTGCAAGTGCAAATAAATATATTCCCATTATTTTTTTATTTTGATTTTGTAAATAATCATCTTTGAAAATCTGTGTAAACTATCCGAAAAAAGACCGAATCTCCTCTTAATGGATAAGCCGTGGTTCCTATTTCTGTATAAACATTTAAAGAGTCAACTCTCGCATACCACTGCGCGCCTGTTCCGTAATACTGGTTGACATTATAAAGGAAGTTTGTCGAGTCTTCCATTACTACTGCAGTCCAAGACTTTATGGTATGCCAATTTGTTATTCCATGAGCAGTCGAGACAGCTCCTGAGCTGGTATTTGCCGGCATAAGAGTCTTAACAATCTTGGTTTTTTCATACTGTAAATAGTTTGAAGCACTATTATTCTTAGTCCATGTCGGGATAAAATCTTTTGCAAAAGTTATTCCGCTTGCTGAATCAAATGTTGCTATTGTTGTACCGTCTTGTGAGTAAAATGTGTGAGTAGTCGAATAGTAACCCATGTTATTTGCAAGTCCGTTTAAATAATTATCTCCAATATAAAATTTCCCTGCATCGGGAGTGTATAAATCTCCGTTTATTAATAAACCCTTATTCATTGTCATCAATGCACTTGTTGAATCATTTATTCTTGAACTACCGAACTGTATCCGCCCCGTCTGTATGTCGTAACCTACTGACATAATCAGAACTGAAAGCAATACAAAGTATAATATTTTTTTTGTCATAATAATTTTAATTTATGCAATGTCTGAAACTGAAATTGAATCAGTGCCGTTAATCGGACTCGACCCAAATGAACCTGTTGTATAAACTCCCGAACCTTTGCAACTTGTATAAGTCGGAGAACCTGTCGTTATTTTCACTGTGCAATTTCTAAACTCGCAATTTGTGAAAGTAACTGAATTTACATCCAAATCAAAAAACACATTATTAAATACTAATTTTTCAAATATCGGATCAGCAGCACCACCCGTCAATATCATTGTTAAATTTTCAAATGATGAATTTCCTAAAGTCGTAACAGTCAAAGTGTCATCGGGAACAGTTAACCTTGTTTGTTGTTGTGATACGCCTCTGACAGTGATATAGTCGTTTATAAATCCTGCACCTCCTCCGGCGTCTGTGATTGCGATTGTAGAAGCACCCGTTCCCATACCTTCTATTATTATAGTCATCCGTCTAGTTGAATCTGCAAAACTCCAGGCGTTATATAGTGCAGTTGCATAATTTGTATAAACTTTATTTGTTTCCTGTGTACCGTTTGGAATCAGTCTTACAACATTCGGAGATTGTTGGAATGGAGTGATTGCAAGAGAATCAGCGTAAGTCTTGTTTACAATATGATTTCCTGAAGTCGGAGCATCTTCAATAATCCCAATCCCACCCGCTTCAATGTTCAGTATTGCACCGCTTGAATCAATGTTCAGCGAAGTAGTAATTCTTTTAGCACCACTGATATCCTGTGAACCCGTTGTTGAAACAATACCTGAAGTATTCAAATCAGTATTAAGTGATATCCCTGCAATATTTACGGCTGCTGCTGAAGTATATCCGACTATCTTATCAGCTTTTAACCCGTCTGTGTGTGAAATAACAACCTGACTTGAGAAAGTTTTAGTACCGGCTACCGTTTGGTTTCCTGTGATTGTTACGGCTTGATCCTCACCGATTGGAATTATTCCGAAGTTAGTCTGTTCTGTATTGCCGTCATATACTTTGTAATCACCGTCTGAAACATTCAGAAACTCATAAAGTCCGTTTGAGATTGCTCCGGCTGTCTGTGTTGATTCTCTTGTCGAATAAGGAGACTTCCGCAAGTTCAAATCAGTGTATGCATTATCCGGCTGAAAGTTCCCTCCGCTTACCTTACCTACTGTTAACTTATATGTAATTGCCATTTAGCTTAAAATTAATTGTGAATAAAAAAGTTCATTCTTATTGATGTATAGTCCAAATTAGTAAATTGTTTTCCTACTGTTTCAGTTGTGATAAAAGTTATTACAGTGTCTGTATGCCCGATGTTGTCCGGTAATTTTCCTAAAGAATATTCGCCATCTATTCTAACTTCAAATTGACGGCTGATAACATCTGATCTTGGCTGAAGTCTTATAAAATACAAGTCCGGTAACGAATGATAATAATATATCCATTCAATATTATCAGTCATACCTACCTCAATTAACTGCGAATAGTCTAAAGTAAATGTTATTCGTGCAGCTTTGAATGAATAATCTACAAATCTGTTATTCTTTTCTAATGTAATTCGTTTAAAATCTTCTTTGTAATTTTCTTTTTCCCCGCCTTCAAAGTTACAATAATCTAAATTAATACTTCTTAATAATGAGCCATCACTTACATTATGAATATGTACTACCGGATAACCTGAGCCATTTATAATTTGGTAAATCATATCATTCGTATTTTTAAAATTGTAGTTTTATCAAAGTAGTTGAAACTTAATGATTCAATTATAAAATCTTTGCTATCGATATCGTAATAAGGAAAATTATCAATATGAATCCGTTGCAGTGGATTAGTAATTAATTCTGCAACTTCAATTTCTAAAATCACATCTTCATTCACTTTCACAAACTTTTTAAAATTTGCTTTGAAATTTCCAGATTGTGAATAAAATTCGTAAGTCTGTAATTTTCCTGTAACCGAATTATAAGTTACTACGGAATGTCCTGCGTGTCCTGTGTATAAACCCTCATACTGATTAAGTTCTGAATCAATTTCAGTATAATTATAAAAGTTACCATTGCCGTAATATCTCGGAGCTGTGTTATTTCTTGCATTTGCAATGTTAATCCCGCCTGCATTTTTCTTTGAACAGATATAGGGATTAATTGTAATTGTTTTTTTCTTGTCAAATTTAAATCTTGTTACATCCGGTTCAGTAAATGGAATGACATAATAAGAACTTAAAATATAACTGTAGTTATCTTCTGTCTCTTGTCTTGCGATGTGATGTAAAGCCGGATTTAAATCATAATACGCTATACCTAATATCCCTGCGTGATAAGTTAAATAAGCAAACGGTCTTTGTCTGTTATCATAATCATTTACATTACTATACATTGTTGTTTGCGTACCTGCAAGACTATATCTTGTTAAAGCATTGTAATTATATCCGAATAAACGATTTGAAGTATTCCCGCTATCTGCATACTCTCCTGAAGTGATTGCAACATTTGAACATTGGAATTGCTCAACTCTGTTTGTTAATCCGTTGCGAATAATTAATTCATTATAATCAATATGCTTAATAGGAAAATCATTATCTCTGCGTTCCTGTACTACTAATTTTCCTAAATGAAAAAACCAAACCCAACCCATAGAAAGACAAAGCGAATCAAACCAAGCGAAACGGTCTATTGCATCAAGCCAAAAAGACTTGTATCCTGTCTTAATATGGAATGTATTTGTCGAGTAATCTTCAAAGCGTGATGTTATCCCATTTGGGTAAGCATAAGTATAAGGATTGTCAGCAATAAAATAATCTCTTAAAAATACTTTTGAATCTTCGCTTAATATTTGATTTGTAAAATTATAATTAATTATTCTTTCTGCTGTTTTAAAATCCAAACCTGCTAAATTTAACGGAGTGCCGGGAGGAAGATCACCATTAACACCCGACATATTAAGTAAAGGGAAGTTTGCAAATCCGTCTTTAAATTCTTTTTCATAACCTAATACAGTGATTGAAAGCAAATCATCTCTCAAGTCTGATATTTCAATGCCATCAGTTGTTATAATTCCCGTATAAAATAAAATGTCATCTTCATCATAGAAATTAATTTTGAAACGAATGTATTTGTTTTGTAAATATAATTCAAAATAATCTGTTAATTTAGTTCCGTTGTAAATATCACCTTTGCAGGTTAAGGTTACATTTGAACATTTTGCATAAATAGAATTTTCAGAATCAACTCCTTCTATTTCATAAGCAAATTCGCTTAATCCGTCTTTAATCAGATAGTCATATAAATCTATTGTTGGACCTGTTGAATAAACTCCAGTAAAGAAATTTATATTTTTATCTTCGTTGTTGTAAAAATAATATTTTGTGACTTCTATTCTCAAACTCTGATATATTTCTGATTAGCATTATATTTTTCAATTCCGACTTTTAAATATCTTTGGTCAATATTTGAACTTACATAAACATTAATCGGATTTGATTTATTCAAACTCTGATTCATTAATTTATTTGTTTGCGAATTGTTGTAAACCATTCCGCCTGATCCTGACATTTGTAATATTTCCGGTCCTTGTTCGCCTACCAAATAAGTGCCACCTGCGTTAACCATTCCGCCACTTGCTCTTCCGCCAAAGAAACTACCGAATACAGGAATAAATTTAAGCAATGAACTTGCAACATCCATAATTTGAAATGCCATTCCAAATCCTTTAAGCAGTTGCCCTACGAATGTTTGAGTGCCTACTTCTAAAACACCCATTAATGAAGATATATTCTGATAGATTGTTTCTGAATCTGCTAACAAAGTTGAAGATTGTTCTTCAGGAGGCGTATTGCCGGGAGTTGTTTCAAAATCCATAAAAGATTTAATTTCTTTTTCTGAAAGTCCCGCCATCCAATCTGTTTTTTGTGGAAATTTTAACTTAGTAAGTTCAAGAAATTCCGCTTCGCCTCTTGAATTGATTGTGAGTATTGCCTCTTGTCTTGCTAACTTTTCTTTTTCTGATTCTGTAAGTCCTTTATCTTTTGTAGTACCTCCGCCTCTTGAACTTGTTTTAGTTGTCGGAGAGTAAGTCTTGTTTTTTATAAATTCTTCCTTTGACGGCTGATTAACCATTAAAGCTTCTTGTTGCTTTTTCTTTTCTGCGTCTTGCTGTTCTAAAAATGATATTCTATTATCAATTCTCGCTTGGTCTCTTACATCTTTATCCTGTTCAGTTAAATTATTTGTAAATTCTAAGTAACTATATAAAGCATCTTTTAAAAAACTTTTTAAATTCTCTGCTGCTTTTGCTACATCCGAAATTAAAGTTCCGAATGCCTTCCCTAAGTCAGCAGTCATGCTTGTTAAACCCGGCATTGCCTTGCTTAAATCTGTTGATTCATTTACAGCAAGTCCTACATTTGTTGCAAAAGTATCATAAAGAATACCGAGATTAGCTATTACATCAGCGTTTGATTGTTGTTTCTTATTTACGTCATCAATCGTAATCCCTTTGGCTTTTATAATTGCCTCAAGTCTTATTTGTTGTTGTGTTTCAGCGTCTAAGTCATCAATGTTTTTTACATTATTTGGAAGTAATTTTTCAAGTTCCTGATTATATTCTTTAACACCAATACCGATTGCTCTCAATCCTCTTGCTGAGCCGTCAGTTGCATTAATAACTCTTTCAAAGTTATCCTGAACAGTCCCGCCGTATTTATCTGAAGCATCTTCAGCGAGTGAGAATAATAATGCCTGATCTTTTAATGAAACTCCAAGATCGCTTGCATAATTTGAAAGCGTGATTAACCCGCCGTCTGAAACAGTTCCGGCCGTTGCCTTTCGGAATAGTTCTAAGTCTTTTGCACTTCCAATAAAGTTACTTCTCAACTCCTGAAAGTCCGCACCCATTTTAAAAGAATCAACCCCGAATTTTATAATTCCCGCAGCAACGCCCGCTAATCCTAAACTTAACAACGGTAACGAACTAACTAAATTCTTAACTCCGCCTGAAAGTTTTCCTGTATCTGCATGAACTGTTTTAGTTGCTTTCCCTACATCTGTATAGCTTTTCTTAAGTTCATTAATCTTTGAATTTAAAGCAATTGTGCGTGCTTGCAATTTTATGAATGAATCGGAGTTTTGCTTTCCCGCTTTCTCCATATTATTCATTGCAAGATTAGTACCGGAGAGAATCTTCTTTAACTCTGCAAGTCCTTTGTCTTTGTATTTAGACTCAACATTGACAATGATATTTTCAGTATTAGTATTCGTTGCCATAATTTAAAATACCCTCATGTTTCCAACTGTTTGCGGATTTTTAAAATCTCTTACAATTATATTTGCTAAAACTCTTCCGTATTTATTTGACATCTTATTAAAGAATAATTCTGATTTGCTTTTTGTCATCCCGAAAAAAGGTCTTGCTCTCATATTAGAATTACCCGCTTGTAAATATCCTGCAACTTCTGCTATTGTCGGAGTGCTTTTTTGTCCTTTACTTCTTTTCCTGTATTTTTTATCTGACATTGAAATAATATAATTCTTACCTGACTTCTTCATTTTAACGCCCTTCAATAATTGCCCTGTCTCAAATAACGGTCTGCGAAATCCTTTTCTTTCATAAGTGGATTTTTTCAAATCCGCAACTTTACCACCGGTATATTTTACCCCCCGCTTAATGTTGTTTTCAATATCCGCTTTAATCATTTCTGCTAAATCTTTTTTCATTCTGACTAAAACATTTTGAACTTTCCGATTTGTTTCCGGTAAGTTCTTAGGAATCATCTGTCTGTTAGTATTTTTTCCTAAACTGTTTACGTTTAAATATTTACCCGATGAACTGATTTTAATTTCTAATGACATTAGTCTGCGTTTTCTAACATTAAAAAATAGTGTAATTCCCAGTAGTCCAATTCAGTATATTTTTCCTCAACTTCAAATTTACATTGTCCGTATGTTTTAGCAATTACATGAATCATATTTTCAATCGTTAAATCTTCGTGAAGTTTATTTTTCTTTATTGTCTTATCTTTAAACGTTAGACTATTTATTACTTGTTGCGTTGCTGTTATGTATTGCTGTCTTTCTTCCTCATCGACAAAAAAAAATCGCTTATTATTTGTCCTGCAAATAAATAAAATTCATCTTCATCATAATTAAATATTGAATAATCACCGTCAACAATAGCCGGAATTGACTTCCGCATTAAATCTTCATTGAAAAACAAATCAAGCATTACTGATTCATTTTGTGATTCAATAAAATTATTCAGCGTTGCGACTTCTGAATCCGTTTCATACTGTTCAATTAAGTCCTTCAGCTCTTTTTCTTTCGCTGTAAAATCCTCTTTGCGTTCTTTCATTCTTGCAATTTCAAGATTTAACTGCCTCAACTTTAATTGATACTGAAGCAGTATTTTTCTATCAATACCCTTTGTTGATTCAAATGAAAGTCTTGCAAGTTCCTTTTTCAACGGTTGCAAAATACGCAACTGTTTCAAGTTGTTTTCTTTTACAGTGTATTCCGATCCTTTGTAGTGATAAGTTTTTGACATTATTTTACAAGTTCAAATTTACCGTGTTTACTTAAATACTGAAAGAAGTTTTCATCAACTTCTAATGCATGTCCTGCCTTCGGAATTATCTCTCCGCAGTTATAGTGAACCCCGTCAATTCCCCATCCCGACGGCTCAAGGACCTTTATTTTTATTGCCTTTGATACTTCTTTTTTTTCTTCTGCCATTTTAGTTTAATTTTAATTTAATAAATATTTACACTTCAGCAATGTACTGTTGATCTGCTAAAGGGATTGTGATTGCAACTGTCGGGAATCCGGTCAATGTTAACAGTGCTGAAATTGTTGCCAAGAATGTTGATGTCAAAGTCTGAGCAGCGTTTATTTTCAGTCCTGTAAACTCATACTTATTGTTTACGCCGTCGCCAGGTCTTACAGAATTAAGCTGTGCTGTAACTTCACCGAATTTAAAAATCCACTGATACTTTGCATTAATGTAACCTCTGTAAATCATTTCAAGATAACGTTTGCCTTTTACAGTGTGAGCAATGAAGTCCAGTAAGTCTTTATCTTCCTGCATAAGATCGGCTGTTGTCTTGTAAGTATAAGTGCTTGATACTTTCTGTACTTGTCCGTCTTCGGATTTCTTTTCTGTCTTGCTTGCTTCCTGTGTTACGGATGAGTTAGCAATTGCACCGAGATCAAGCGTTGTAGTTCCGGCTGAAGGCGTTGAAAATGATATTGTACCATTCCATGAAGTTGCAACGCATTCCTGCAATACTAATTTATTACCGTCTGAAGCTCCGGGAATTGCATTTGGTTTTAATTCAATTGCCATTTATTTAACTCCTTAATTTTATTATTAAAATATTCCGCCCCGATTTCAATATCATTCTGAAGTTGAGACAGTCCATTTTGATAAATGTTTTTTAAAATGTCTATTTGTTTTTTAATTAGTTGTACTTGTGTATCTTTGTTTCTGTTGCTGATTGTGTTTATAAGATATTCTATAATTAAACTCCTGCCATAGAACTGATTTGGAAATAATTTCAATGATTCAATTAAAAATCTTACAGGGTCTCTGAAAAAGAATCCTCTCTTAATGTAAGCCGTGTACATATTATTGTAAGTCATTGCTAAATGCTCGTCATTCAATCTGTCTTTTAATGCTTTTTTATAATATCTGATTGCTTTATTATTCTTTCCTCTTACTAATGCAAAGTTCCCGAGATGAAAATTTCTTACTTCATTATCGTAATCAGTCTTTATTATTCTTTCATTCCGGTCTAACTTCTTTGTTAAATCTTCCATACTCAAAGCATATCCGGTATGAATCAGTTTTGCATCACATCTCAAATAATTAGTCGGAGTTATGAAATGGTCAATTGTTTCATGCAGTTTGTTTCTGTAAGTAATACCAATTTTATTCTTAAACAGTCTTGAACTCCAAATCTTATTAGTTGAATTATTTTTTTGCAACAGTCCGTAAATATCAGCAGCCAACATATCAGCGTGAATCTGCTTTTCTAAAACTTCATCGGAGTCAATTGTCAAGATATAGTCTCCATTTGCAAACTGTAATCCGTAGTTTCTTGCTGCTGAAAAATCTTCACACCATTTAAAATAATGTAATTCAATACCTTCTATCTGTTTCAGGAATCCCAAATGTTCCTGAGTGCTTCCGGTATCAACTACAACTATCTGACTGCAAGAAGAACGAACTGAATCAATTGCATTGACTACATCTTTGTTGTTGATTGTTATTATTACTGCTGATATTGTTTTCATGCTATTGTTAAATTTGAATCAATTATAATCGTACCTGTTAAATTTACATCTGAATAATCTTCAACATTCAAAATATTTGTATCACCGTAAGAAATTAGATTTGTTTTTTGTGTGTATTGCGTTTCAATTACTTTTGTATCCGCTTTTAAATGCGAGTTGAATAATCTTATTGTATGTGTTTCATCCTGCGGAGATTGTAAAACTGATGAACTTCCGTAATTCTCGCCTCTTGTATTAATTAAATTTAAATCGTAAATACTAACTGAAGTGCTTTGTAAATACAAAGTCCCGAAGTAATCTGATTCATTTGTCATTAAAGCATTGCGGATATAAAAATAAGTATTGAAACTATTGTCGGGATATAATACAACGTCATCCCCTGAAGCTATTAAATAAACAGCGTCTGCATCAAGTAAATACGTCTCGCCGTCTGTATCTAACGGTCTGCCTGTCATTGTATGCCCTTTGCTTCTCATTATAGCACCACCGCTTGAAGCACCGTAAGAATATACACAAGCACTGCCGGGGGAAGTTGTCATACTTTCATAACCTACATTTACAACTGAATTAAATTCAAAGCGGAATAACGTTCCGCCTATTGCTGTAAGATTAGTATTTTGGAAAATACCATATCCGTAAATATTACAAGTTATCGCAACATTGGTATAGAATAGCTTTCCATTATTACTTAGAGAATAAGCATTCCCTGCACCCGAATTAAACCAAATATCAACACCGTCTTTTAATAATACTCTTTCAGATAGCATCTTATCCACTACAATCATATCCCCTGCCGTTGCAACTGCTAAAGCACCTGTTAGAGTTGAATAATTATCATCGTCCACATAAAGAATAGTTTTCCCTGCACTTGCAATTTCAAAATTATTATTTTTTACAGCAAAGTCTAAATAATTTAAATGATTCGTTGCATGAGTTGAATTTAAACAAGCTATTGAAAGTATTTCATTTGATAATTCGATTATTAAGTTAGAAGATTGAACATAATAATTTATAACTTTGCTTAAATTTATTATGTAATTTATCCCGAGTGTTACATCGGGAATAGTTGCAAGTTGTCGGAAGTAAAATGCAAAGTAATTATTTAACGCCTGTCTGCATTCAGTGATTGAATCATAAGTAACATTTTCGCTTTCAGAATGAACTAAATTTAATTTATCCTGATAAACATAAGAATCTAAATTGATTGCTGTTTGTGCCGGTCTGTCCCAAGTGCTTTGAATAACAGAATTAGCAATACTGCTTTCAGTTGTTGTCTGTTCTGCTGTTGCTGACAATATTTCGTTTGATACTATGTTCAATATACTGTTGAATACATTAATATTTCTATATCCGCACCGTCATACAAGACTAAATCATCTACTAAAACCGTACCTGTCGCCGGATATTGGCAAATTGTAACACTTGTACTGCTATAACTACTCCCTAAAACATTACTTAGAAATCCTATAAGTCCTGCCCCTGAACCATATGGCTGATCAACTGTTTTAAAAAATAAATTTGTATCAGTGTTATTAATATTAATTGTATATTTTCCAGGAGATTCTCTGCTTAATGTCGTTACTGATTTCCCTGTGTTATTAAATTTTGTTTCTAACAATGTCGGAGCATCCGTGCTTTGTTGCTGAACTTTGATTATCATTCTGCGTGGAGAATTATCAAACAAATGTTTTCCCGCACTTCCGCCGTATGATTTCTTTTCAGTATAATTCGTGCCGTCTGTTGAAGTATATAGTTTGAACTTCCAATAGAATAAAGCGTCTGAAACTGTAAATTCAAATGTCGAACTCGCACCCGTTACAGCAACGCCCTGCACTACATAAGAAGAAGTAAAAGTATTATACCTTAACTGACAATGAGTAATATTGTCGGGAGTTGATGAAGTCGGATCGTTTGCCGGTTGCTTTCTTCCGTCGTTATCTAATTTTTCAAGATTTATTATTTCTATCATACTGAATCAGATTTTAAAATTATTGTTGAATTATCTCTGTCGTAAATCCTTGATTCAAATTCAATCGTCGGTAAATAATACTCGTCTTCAAACTTATCACCGTTTACAATTTTTATATCCGTAATGTCTATTATGCTTAGTGCTGTTGAAATTGCTGTATCTTTGTATTGCCTGTTTGCTTTTATCATTCGGAAAAATTCGGTTAAGTATCTGTCAAAGTTCTGTTTATAAATCGTATTGTCTTTATGATTAACAGCAAATATAAAATCTATTCGATTAGCTACGTTGTAAATGTTCTGAACTTCTCTTGATTCAATCACTACATCTTTAATGAAACACATATAATTTATTTGTGCCTGGCTTGCCGGAAGTTCTGCAAAGTCATTGTCATCCGTTGCCTTATGTATCTTCACAGTTGAATCAAGCCGTGCATTGAACTGTGTGAATAAATCTGTTAAATATGATTCTGTTAATGTTAATATCATTTCAGCATTGTTATACTTCTCGGATTACTTCCGAATGTATCTTCTTCGTTTATTTCATCGCCGTAATTTACAACGAACTTAGCAAATTCAGCATCGTATCTTTTCTTGAATTCATTGTACTTACTAAAATACTGGTCATCTTCTTTTTTGTAGTTCTGAAAATAAATTAGTCCGCCCCATTTTAAAGCATACAATGTATCATATCCGGTCTCGGTCATTAAACTTGAATAGTCAAGTGTACCGGAAGGCACTGTGGCAGTTACCTTATACGCAGTGTATGGAACTGCCAAAGTTTGGCTTATAATACTACCTACATTTGTTGTGCCTATTGTCATTGAATTTAATTCCGTGTAATTGTCTCCGCTGTCATTAGTTCCGTATAGCGTTAATGTTTTATCAAGTCCGGTCAATACTTTTACATCAACTACCCATCTCAATCGTGTTAATTTATCTTCACTTGAAATTGTTTCAGTTGTTGTTGCTAAAAGTGTGGTACCTGATTCTCTTAAAATCAAATCATTACGAATAAATAATCCTTTGTAATTTGAATTTATAAAGTCGTTTGCAACTTCAATCTCCGCTAATACTTTTTGTTTACTGAAATCAGTTTCTCCGGTAAATAATAAACTATCCAAGTTCGGAATGTATCCTCTTAAATAGTTTTCATCTGTGTAGTTTCTTATCATAGTTTTTTTAATAAAGCGGGAGTTAGCTTACCCCCGCTATTATTTTTAGTTATCTTTGTTCTGCTGTTAAATAAGCAGTTACGGTATTATCTGCCGCCGTAGTTGCAAATGTATAAAACAGTTTAACATATCTGTTTACATTCTGCGGAAGTGCAAAATAATATTGTCCGGTTACGCCGGATGCAATTGTTGTAAGTGTTATAGGATTGTCAGTCACTGCAACTGTTGCTGTTGATTTATGAGCAACTTTTACCACAAGAGTCCCGGTCAGAGTTGTTACATTCACAACGCCTTTTAATACAACACCCTCACCCATACCAGTCGCTCCCAAATCCAACTCATTTGTTGAAGCTGTATTGGCTGCGGAATCTGCTACAATCTGAGCAGCTGAGAACATTAATTCAGCGTCGCTTAAAGTTTGCTTTGCCATTATATTTTTATAAGTTTAATTTTTAAAAAGTTAATTATGAAACAACTGCTTCAGTCTGTGTAATTGACTCATCTACAAGGATCGGAATACCATCAAAGAATCTTGCTCTCTTGAATATTTCACGTCCTGTCTGCGGGTTCTGATCAAATCCTGTAGTTCCCTTCAACGCCTGAACATAGTTATAAACAGTCTTTGAACAAGTAATCAAATCACATTGGAAAGGCATCATTGCCGTTATAACTGAATTGATTAATGGGATTGTTGGTAAATGTCCTGAATCAATATTACACAATCTTCCAACTGATCTTGAATCATATATTGCAAGTCCCGGTTTAAATTCAAATATAGTTGTATATACCGGATATTTTGCAGTTGTTGATCCTGTTTGAAACGCCATCTGAACGCCTAAATCCAATGCTGAAGGGAGTTGTCCGTTTGCAATTGGAATTTCAACGCCCGGAACTCTTCCGCTTACTCCGATTGCATCCGAGAAACTCCAGAAATACATCGAACTCATTACGCCTGCACTTGATCCTGTCGCACTGATACAAGTCCCGCCGAGTGAAGAAAGAACTCTGCCAACGCCGTCAATCTCTGCTGCCGTTGTTGCTGAATTGCCATAATATGCTTTACTGTTAAAAGTATTTGCCATTGCTGATAAGAACCCTGCATCTTCTTTCTGTCTAAATGCAATTGCTCCCTCTTTTGCTCTGTCTGCAAGTGACTTGTCAACTTCAGAAACTCCAAGCATATCCTTACACTCAACAACTACATCTCTGATAACGGATTTCTGCGGAGTTACACCGCCGTTTAAATCCCTGAATCCTACTGTCGGGAGCGATGCTCTTTGCTGATACTTATACATTCCGCCATCAATCTGTTTCACCGGAGCCAGTGTGAAGAATGCGTTTAACTGCGAAAGTGATTCAACAATACCAATAGTCGGCTCATTGCCTGATCTTTTCGCAAGGTCTATTAATGTTAATTTTGCCATTTTATAATTTTAAATTTTATGATTTGTAAATCCCCGCCATTTTTTCTTCAGGAGTTTTCTCATAACCTTTTCCGTTATTCACAAAATTCCTTGAACTGTCTGTCGGAGTTTTAGTTTTAAATTTTTCTGCGATTGCTTCTAATTCTGTTAAAGGCAATTTATTCAAGGACTCAGTCCACACTCCCGCCGTCTCCAAATCTTTTTTAACAGCTTGTTTTTTCTTGTTAATATATTCCTCAAACTCTTTAACTTTCGGTTCGTATTCAGAAATTAATTTATCTTTTGCCGAAATTATTTCATCGTATTTACCTTTTTGTTTTAAATCTTTTTCCTTTGCGTCTGCTTCCGCTTTTTCATACGCTGAAAGTTTTTCTGTCGCTTCTTTCAATTTTAATCTTTTTTCTTTTGCTTCAGCTCTTGTTTCCCGAATCATTTGGATATATTCTTCAGGAGTTAATCCGAGCAGTTTGCTTTGTTCTTCAGCGTGTTTAGCTTCAGCGTCTGCCTTTGCTTTTTCTGCTGATAACTCTTCAGGAGTTTTGTTTTCGTTTGAATCTTCTGATTCTTTTTCCATTGTGTTGTTTTATTTTTAATTATGAATATAAATTTAAATCTCTGGCTGTATCTCTGTATTTTTTCAGTAACAATTTAATTTTTAATCCATCTGAAATTCTTTTTTCTTTCATGATTTCTGAATAAAGCAATTCATCTTGTACCGGATGCCATGAATCCTCAACTCTATGGAATAAATCATTGAACACTTCAACACACTGTTCATAATCTAATTCAGTTGACTGTGCTGTCTGTGTTTCCGTCTTGTCCTGTTTCAATTGCTTTGTTGTCTGCTTCGCCATTTATATATGCCTCATTTAGTTTTTTATTATCCTGAATCCTTTGTATTGCTTCTTCTGTTGTTAAGTCAGGATTGTCTTTAATCATTAAATCAATTACTGAAATTATATTCTTTTCTAATTTGAAATTATTTAATTCAATTTCTTTTGTAACATCTGTTTCCGGTTCATCTTCAATAATGTCAACATTAAACATTAAGTCATCTGATAATTTTTTATCCGAATGAAAATTATAAACAAGTTTTATTTTTTGGAATAATTCTTTCTCAAACTGTTTCATTATATGCTTATGATTGTCCTTCTTGATTGTAAGCTCAATTGAATCATACGCCTTTGCAACGCCTGATTGTCCTGTAATATCATTAGACATTGACTGCGGACTTAATCCCTTTGAATTACCAATCCGCTTGTAATAGAAATCTAAATTCTCTCTTAACTCTCCAAGCGGAGCGTTTGTTGATGCAAATTCAATTGAAGGTCTTTCCATGTCATCACGAACATCGTTCACCATTATCATTGTGTTCGGAGCGTTTGTTACAGTTGCATTTTTACCGAGATTAATTCCGACTCCGATTCCCAATCCCTGAAACATCTCAACAAATAACCTGTTCGATTCCATTACATTATACCAAATATTATTCTCTGCCAAGTCCTGCTGCGGCTCACCCCAAAAGTCGGAAGAAGATTGAAAGCGTAATACAGCAAATGGAATTTCTTTGTAAGGGTTAATCATTGCAGCATTAACATTGCCTTCCTCATCTTCAACGGCTATTTTTTCATTATCGCTGTCAATATAAAAATGTTCTTTATCACTCCAGTAAACAATCATATCTTCATCATTTACAAACTTACTTATCATTATTGCCTTTGCTTTTTCATAATTGCTCTCATCAGAATCAACACTACAAAAATTTGGGGTTATAATATCAAGATCAATCTTGTCGTTTCTCCATACCGGATTTACTAAGATTGTATTAAATAAATATCCCTGCTTATAACATTCAAGTATTTTTTTTGTTGCATCGAATCCGTTGTAAATATCCATTAAAATTTCTGTCTGTGCTTCATCAACTTCACCGTCTTTATCTAATAAATATCTATCAGCACCGGAATTGTAAACAGTGCAAACCATATCAACTATTTTATTTACAATATCAATATGAATCTTCGGCATTATCTTAACAGTCTTTTCAGTGAACATTCCCATTTGATAATTACCCTCATCCAAAGTATCTAATCTCTTACGGACCGAATCCCAAACTTTAGTTTCATGAACACCGGAATCAAGCATATATTTTTTCATGTAATAATTAATACCGGATTTATTATTTGTATAAAAACAATAAATCATATTAGCTATTTCTTTGCGTAATACTTCCTGCTTAATTAATAAGTCCTGCTGCCCTTTTTGAAATGATTGTAATAATGTATTTTCGTATAGCATTTAAAAGTTTTTTTCTGTGAGTTTCAAACTCTTTGCTATGGTTCGGTTTGTTGTTTTGGGAGTCAATCCCGAAGAGACTTGTAATTAATTATAATATACTCAAATATTATTTATATTTGCAAGTGTTTTTTTATGTGTGCCAAGTTGCTGTTGGCTTTTCAATTACTGAATGTTCATAGTCATTATAATAATCAACTGCCCGGCAGGCGTGTCCTCTTAAATCATCATTCTCTGCAAGTTCCTTCCCGTTATCTTTCCAACTGCAATATTCAAAGTCCCGGATTAATGCTTTACAGTTTTCAGGATTAACAAACATTTTCCTCTCGTTTTTTGTATTGCATAATTGAGAGTTTGTTGCTGCAATTGAATTACGGATTGATTTACAAAACTTAATTCTTTTTTCTAACTTTGTTTTGTTGCGGAAATAATCTTCTATGATCTGCCAATCGGAATAACTCGAATTACTTTTCATTGCTCTTCCGGCATAATCTCCGTAAAATATTAAATGTTTCGGATAACCTGAATTAGATTTTAAATAATCATCTAATATCCCGCACATTGTTTCTGTATTTGTAAACTGATAAGACATTGTATTAACCCAATGCGTAACATCAGTAACGCCTTGTATTAATCTCTGCCCAATATTCCAGGACATCGGCTTTTCTGTTGCGTTAAAATCGCAGGAGACAATTACGGGGATGTCATAATTAAGCGAGTGAGTGGAATGATTCAAGTAGTTATAAGCGTAGTAAGGCGGATTGCCTCCTGTTTCAAATGATGCAAGATATTCTCTTTTGTAATCTATTTCACCGAGTGAACTCTTTGCCCGGTCAATCTGATATTCGTTTAAAATATCCTCTGAAGTCCAAAAATATGATGCGTGTCCGTTTTTAAATTCAAGTCCTTTCAGATAGTCATCGTATAAATGATTTTTCCCAAGCGGTCTGCCTTCTTTTATCACCCATCCGCCAACGTCATTAATCATAGGTTCTATCGACTGATTGAATACCTCAGGATTGCACTTTTGCCATTCGGAAATTAAAAAGCCGTTTGCAAATCCGCCTTCGACTGTTGCAAATTCTAACAAGCCGACAACATTAATTTCAGATTTATTCCCAAGTGTTATTTTTAAATGTGATTCTGAAATCTTATCAATAAAAAACTTTGGCACTAATTCTTTTAAGTCCTTCCAAAATATTTCTTGAGCTTGTTTCCTCACCGGAGCACCTGCAAAAAATCTTTGATCGCTGTTATTCATTGCCTGCTGAACTAAATAACGCTTTCCGAATCGTTCTGTTTTAAATGAACGCCTCCCTGCAACAATCGTAATATGATAATATTTTTTTTGTTTTAAATCTGAAATGAGTTTCATCTGTTCAGGATGCCATAAAGCCCTTTGCGGAATTTCAAACCAACGTGGAGTTAAGAGTTGAGACATTATAAATTATTTTCCATTTCTTTATTTGCAATCTGTCTTAATCTTTCTGTTTCTTCATCACTTAAGCCGTTCACATTTACTTTATCAATCTGATTTAAGTATTGTTTCCCGAGCCAAATTTGCATTGTAACGTTTCCGTTCATTGCTGATTTAGTTTGTGCCTCTCTTAACTTCGTATTATAATTTTCGTGTCCTTTTGCTATAATAGTTTCAAAACGAGTTGTAATCGTATTTACTGCACAATCAAAAAACGCTGCTATTTCTTTTACTGCCCATCTTTTCTGTGCAAGTTTATAAACCTGCTTTTCATTAATCGGCTTTACAGCATTTTTATTATTTAATTTGCTGATTTGTTTTGTAACTTTTTTCAAACTTCTGTAAATAATTTATAAATTCAATTATTTTGCTGAAATAAAAAATATTAATTGCTGAAACTCCTGTTTCATTTTATTCCGCAGTTCGCTAACTTTATCAAAATTAAAATAGACTCTGCTTTGATAAGCAATTATGCCTGCTTTACACCCTACTAAAACATAACTTTCCATTTCATTTTATTTAAGTTATACAATAATTTACTTAACATTTTTGAAAATGTAAATATTTATTTACTCTCCGATTAGTTTTGTGTGAATAAGTTTCGGAACTTTGATTTCTCTCATATTAATAACATCAATAAAACCAAATACTTTGCTAAATGTTTTAAATGAAATTTTTTCACAATAGTCTTTTATTGCTTCATCTACCGTATCACCAGTTCCGTAAAAACCCGAATAAAACATATCTTTGTTAAGATTTATTTTATCAAATATAGCATAATATTTTTTTGCATTAAAAACTTTTTGCAATCCTATCGGAAATTCTACTGCAAGCAATTCAAGATTATTCTCTTTCTCAAAGTCAAGAATCTCAACTTCTCTTATTTCCGGTTGTTGCTGTCTAATAATTTCCATTATGATTTTCCTTTCCCGTTTTTTGTTATTGGTTTAAAATGATTCACATCAAACTCCTGTTTGTAATATTTCTTTTTCCGTTGCCGTTTCTTTTCCTGGCGTTGTCGTTTCTTGTAATCGGCTAACTGTTTGAGCGGATCGGTTACTGCGGACATAGTTACACCCCTTGAATTTTATCTTTAAATATTTCAATTTCAATCATTGTTTTTCCTTCCATTAGGTTTAATTATTTTATTTTCAATCATTTTTTCTCTTATTTCCATAAAAGATGGAGGCAATAAGAATTTTTCAAGTTTGCAAGACTTTGGCACTTCATCCAATCCCGCAACCATGCGAGATGTTAACACCTGAGCAGTTAACATTTCTTTTTGTGATTTATCTAATTTAATTTTTTTCATTGTTTTCCCTTTCGGTTTGAGATTTATTTTCTAAATAATAGTTTGACATCCAAATTAAAGCAATCAGCCAACCGCCAACCGCTAATATGTTACTGCCTATCATTGATGTTATCAAACCTGCTATTATTGAAAGTAAGTTTAATATTATTATTAGTAATCTCATATTATTTTTAATTTACAATTTTATTATTGTTGCCCAGAATCACCACTGTCCCGGAAAGATTATTTGTTTCCGTTAAGTGATGTATTTTTTTCTTTTTCAGCTCTCTTGCATTTTCCAAAGTTGAACAGTTGTAATATTCAAAAAGTATTTTATTTTTTTTGTCAACTTCGCAGATTTTGTAAATTGTTGTTTTCATTCCTTCACCGCCTTTCCTGAGGCAAACATTCCATCAATGTCTATTCCGATTTCTCGGAAGTAATCAATTAATTTAATTGTTTTGTTGCTGTAAGTATTTCTTATTATTTCATTAATGTCATATTCAAATAATACTTCGATGTTGTGCATAAAATTCTTATCAACAATGTATTGTTTCTCCTCATCCGTCAACTGCGGAATGTCCCGCAGGATGAGTTTGCAGTCGGGAATATTTAATGTTGGGTTTGAACATCGGAAGAAATCTCCAATCCCGAAAAACTTTTCTTGCTCATAAATTATTGTAGCTTTGTAATACTTAAAGCAATCCTCAAGTGTCAATTTATTTTCAGTCATTTTTTACCTCCGATGTTCTTGCTGTGTTAATTATTATTTCATCTTTATCGTTAAACGAATAGCAATCAGGACAATAGTGTTTATCTTCGTGTTCAATCCAATCACTTTCTCCCGCAATGTCATAATTATATTCTTCACTATCCCACCCTGAAACTTCGCTATCTTCATTCACATCTGCCCCGCAGTTATCACAGAGCAGAGTATAGCATTTAAATTCTTTAATCATTTTCGTTTCGTTTAAGTTAAGTTTTTAAATTATTTACATAATATTTCTATCGTTGATACATTATTCATTGTCAGATGGTGAACTTTCTCCACAGTCCCATATTCATTATTTAATATTACCGTATCATTTGTAGCAGGTATCGGTAAATGTTTCGGGTAGTCATAAACTTTTGGATTATCCCCGAAAATAATTGTAACAAATACTATTTTTTTACAAAACAATTTCATTTTATTTAAGTTAAGTTTTTAAAATATCCCCCGCCTCATTCCTACCACAAGAAAAAGTTTTCATTCGGATTTTCCGAATTTGCGGGGGAGTTAGTTAAAGTTCCAACGGCTCAAATTCATGTACCGGTCTCGGTATCCTGTAATCTCCCGTAGGCAACGGATACGGCTGGATATATCCGAATGTAAGTTGTATTACAAGTAAAATAATGTTAATCATTTTGATCCCTTTCGTTTAAGTTATTTAAAAATTGTGTTAATCTCATAACCTTGTTTTTTTAAGCAATTCAATAAAATAATTTTTGTAATCTGAATTTTCAGGTTTGTTTAATTCTGTGATAAATAAGCTCGCAGAGTCGTTTGAATTAAATTTTAAACCGTGTCTAAAATATTGATCGTGTGCCCAATCTGTTAATAATGATATATCATCATACTCTACAAAATATTCTCTCGGTAAATCTTTCTCACTCTGCCCGTCGCACCAGTCGGCTAAACGATTGAGTTCGGAATTAGCTATCAAATTAATGTTGAATACATAAGTTTTCGGATACACTGCATACTCAGTATGTCTATACGCCGTAAACTCAACATCTTTCGGAAACAAAACAAACTCAAACCCTTCCGGCTCGTATTCGATTGCGAATAAAGATTCACGTTTTAAAATCCATTCTTCTGAACAACTTACTGTTGAAAAATTAGAAGTAAAACGCCATAAATCTGCTTCTTTCCAACCTTCCGTACCAATGGGAATTATTTCAAATCCGGCTGTATATAATAATTTTGTTTTAACACTTTTGATTTTTCTCATTTCCTTTTCCTTTTAGTTTAATTTTTATAATTTATTTTTATTTGTAACTTCAGGTCTTTATTCAACAT